TTGGGTAAGTTCCTGAATCGTGATCATACAACTATTATCCATTATTTCAGAGATTATAAGATCACCCCATTTGTTCCCGAAAATTCAAGACTAAAAGATGACCGAAAAGCAGATACACTCACAGGTGTGCAGATACCTTGACCTTCAATATCCGAAAGTTATTTATACTTCTGATAGCTCAGGGGTGCGGGTAAGCATAGGAATGGCAAAGGCATTAAAGGCCATCCGGTGCAAAGGGTATAAGATACCTGACTTGATTATCATGCACCCGAATAAAAGCTATCACGGACTGATTATTGAGATTAAAAAAGATCTCTCCCAAATATTGACTAAGTCTGGGACTTTTAGGAATGACCAGCATGTACAGGAGCAATTGAAATCTTTGGAGGAATTGAAGCGGCTGGGATATGCTGCTATCTTTGGATGCGGCTTTGAGCATATTAAATCAGTAATTGACGAATATTTTAAAAAACAAAATCAAATCAAATGACACGTAAACTTGCATTAGCTCAGTATCTTTTGGCCGGTGGTAAACTTTCCATCATGAACGCTTATCGGCATTTTGGAATTAGTAATGTCAGCCGAGAAGTTATCCGGCTGATTGAAAAACCTTTTAATGTCGTATTAACCAGAACTAAGATGGAAGGGGAGACCAAATATGGCAGCCATTGCGAATGGTTTGAGTATCGGTTAGTATCAAATCGTATCAATGCCAAAGGCATTAAGGCCATGAAGGAAGCCGTTGCCGAATTGCAATCGGTTACAAAATGTAACCAGCTCAAAAAAAAGTTGGTAAAATCAAAGTAAATTATTAATTTAGCAATAGATGACTAACGGCATCAATTTTAACATATTGGCCTGAAGGCATTTAGGAGTCCGTTAGCTCCTTTATGCTGGATGGCCTAAATTTTTTAAATATGACGGATGTATTATTATTGCGAGACAACGCAAAACAACAACTTGCCGAAATCAAAAGTATTGAAACAGGCATAAACTATCTCAACAAAGTAAAAGCGATTGAAGTTTGGGCAAAGGCAGAAAAGAAAGATGCTGAACTTCAAAACATGATTGCTGAACAAAAGATCAGAACTCAAAGGATATTAGGGAAACTATTGAAGGAAAGTGAGGTGAGTAAAGCTGGTTATGCTCCAATGAAAAAAGTGGAATCACAAGATAGTATTCCACCTAAAACAAAATTATCTGATTTCGGAATTAGTGCCAACGAAAGCAGTACCTTTCAAAAGATTGCCGCACTACCGGAAGAAATATTTGAACGTGAGATATCCGTTGCAAAAGATGAAAGTAAAAAACGAATTGAGCTAACAACAAGTAGATTGTTAACAGCTGCAAAAAAATATGAATTTGAAACAAATAAAACAGAATTTGATAAAATTATTGAAACAACAAACGAAAATCAAATAATAATAAATGGTAATAGTATTGATATTTTACCAACTTTAGAAAAAAACAAATATGATCTTTTATTAACCGATCCACCTTATGGAATGGATTTTAAAAGTGGATGGAATGATAAAAACAAAATTGCAAATGACAATATAAATAATACAATATCTGTTTTAAATGATGTTTTGTTAAAATCTATACCATTGCTAAAGGATGATGCTCATTTTTATATATTTGGAAATATTGATTATTTAGAACAAATAAAACCAATAATAGAAAATTATCTTGTTTTAAAAAATATTTTAATATGGGATAGAAAAGTTATTGGAATGGGCGATTTAAAAAGCTATGGGAAATCTTATGATATTATTTACTTTGGATATAAAAAAATATTTAAAGAATTAAATGGTGTTAGAGATAGGGATATATTAGAATTTAATAGAGTTGATCCTTTAAAAAACATACATCCAACAGAAAAGCCATTAGATTTATTGCAATATTTAATTAAAAAAAGCACTAAGGAAAAGGACTGCATATTAGATCCTTTTGCCGGAGGAGGCAGTACTCTTTTAGCCGCAAAAAGTTTAAACAGAATGGCTACAGGAATTGAATTAGAAAACAATTATTATAAATTAATAAAAAGCAGATTATGAGTTTTTTCGAAAACACAAAAGATAATTTAAAAAAAGGTCTTGATGGCGAAAGTAAAATAAGAGAGTATTTTAAAAATATAGGTATTAATTTTATGCAAGCAGATTTGATATTTTTTTATAATAATAAATGGTGCTTGGCAGAAATAAAAACACAAGAAAAATATTTATCTCCTCCTTTTGATGGACATGGATTACCTCAATGGCAGATTGATTTTAGAATGAAATTTTATAATGATACAAATGTTGAGCCATATTTAATAGTAAATTGTTTGTCAGATAAATGTATTTATATTCAAAGTTTCATCAATTTATTAAATGGTGAATTTTATAAAACAAATGGTATAAAACCGAGAACTATTTTTCCAATTAATTCATTCAAAAAGATTGTATATTAAAAAAAAATATTAATTTAGCAAAAGATGAGTCGCCGCATCAATTTTAAAAATTTTATTGCCCAATGGGATATTGGAGACGGCGACCTCCTTTATTCCGGAGGGCATTAGTTTTTTATGGCAAAAGATCCCGCATTTTTATTTTACACAAGCGATTTTTTAACAGGTACGCTAACCATGACTGATGAGCAGGTAGGTAGGTATATTCGTCTATTATGTTTGCAGCATCAAAAATTTGAACTTACTGAAAAAGATATGTTATTCATATGTAAAACTTATGATCATGATATATTTTCTAAGTTTGTAAAAACTGAAGATGGTAAATTTTATAATGTTAGATTAAGAGAGGAAGCTATTAAAAGATCAAACTATTCTGAATCCAGACGTCTTAATAAATTGAACAAACATAAGAAAAACATATCTTCTACATATGTTGAACATATGGAAAATGAAAATGAAAATGAAAATGAAGATATAAATAAAGATAAAAATAATAAGGGTAAACCTAAAAAACCAAAGTTTATATCGCCAACAATTGATGAAGTTGTTAAGTTCTTTGAAGAGCATGGATATACGAACGGAGATAAGGCATGGAACTATTACAATGATGGAGACTGGAAAGATAGTAAAGGTAACCCGGTAGTAAGCTGGAAGCAAAAAATGCGGATGGTATGGTTTAAAGATGAAAATAAAAAACAGCCTACTGAACATGAAAAGCTTGCACAAGCTAACCGGGAAAGATGGCAGAGGGAACGTGAACGATTTGAACAATTACACAAATAAAAATAAAGTTTGCAAATGTCAACCTCATTTATTAAGTTTGCATCATGGGAAAGACAAAAGATATAAAATACGACAAAGCTTACCAAGTTTATTTGTCAGGTTTATCACTTGAACAAGTAGCTAAAGAGTTAAATGTTACAAGGCAATGCGTTTATAAAGCATTTAAAAAAAGAGGATTACAGTTAAGAGGTGTTAATTTTAGACCATTTCAAGAATATGATGGCAAAAAATTTACATTAAAAAATACTGGATATTATGCATTGACTAAAAATGACAGATGTTTGATGCATCGATATGTATGGCAAAAAGAACGTGGTAAGATTCCAAATGGATATGATATACATCATATAAATGAAATAAAATCTGATAATAGAATAGAAAATTTAGAATGCTTGCCTAAATCAGAACATACACGTAAATATTCACCACATAATAATCAATACACTAAAGGAAGAAAAAAATGCTCCATATAAGTTTATTTAGTGGGATTGGGGGCTTTGATCTTGCTTCGCAATGGATGGGATGGAAAAATATTGTCTCATGCGAAATAAATGAATTTGGAAATAAGATTTTAGAATATTATTGGCCAGATGCCTATCACCACAGAGATATACATACTCTAAATTATGACACAATTAATTTTGAACTTTCAAAACGATTCGGAAGCCACTGGAGGAATGATGACATCATCCTCACGGGTGGCTTCCCATAACTATGCCAACCATATTCATCCGCAGGAAAACGCCTCGGCAAAGATGATGAGAGACATCTCTGGCCGGAAATGCTTAGATGCATTCGAGAGGTTTCCCCGCGTTGGATTGTGGGCGAAAACGTTCGCGGCCTTACTAATTGGAATGGAGGGATGGTATTCGACGAAGTGCAAGCTGACTTGGAAGCTAATGGCTACGAAGTGCTCCCGTTTTTACTTCCAGCTTGTGCCGTCAACGCTCCGCACCGAAGGGATAGAATTTGGTTTATTGCCAACTGTAACGACCAGTCCAGCAACTTCAAGCCAAACAATAGAAGCAACAGAAACTCTTTTGAACAGATTAGACAGAAACAGAAAGCAAGGTCAGTTGATGGAATACATTGTAATGAAAATGCTACCAACTCCAGCAATGAGAGACGCCAACAATGCGGAATATCCGGACAAATATCAAAAGAGGAAAGAATATCAAATGGAGAAAGGAGTGAACTTGGAGTATCCTTTGAGACAATGGGCAATGGATCAAAATCCAACTGGCAAAACTTCCCAACTGTCTCCCCAGTTTGTAATGGAGATGATGGGTTTTCCGACCGACTGGACTCTATTACCTTTCCTAAATGGCGAAACGAATCCATCAAAGCAGGAGGTAACGCAGTCGTTCCCCAAGTAGTTTACCAAATATTCAAAGCAATACATACCTTTGAAACCCAAAACCTAAAACCATGAAAGGACTACAGCCACAAGCAAAGGATGCCGAAATTGCAATACTTGGAGCTATACTGATCGAGTCAAATGCTATCGACAAAGTGACCGACCTACTAACCCCGGATAGCTTTTATGTAACTGCTCATCAAAAGATATTCACATCCATCCTTAACCTGCAAAAGAAACATCAACCTATTGACCTTGTGACAGTTACCGAAGAACTGAAACAGGCCGGGCACCTCGATGAAATCGGCGGCCCTTACGAACTTGTAAAGCTTACCAATGCCATCGTTTCATCCGCAAACATCGTAAACCACGCCCGGCTCGTACACGAAAAGTTTACTTTAAGAAAACTAATATCCGTTTCATCTGAAATAACCGCCAAAGCTCTCGATCCTGAAACCGACTGCTTCGAATTGATCGACCTTGCCGAAAAGCAGATTATGACATTATCCAATGCCAATGCTGCCGATACTATACACATTTCGAGCGTTTTGGTTAATACTTTACAAAAGATCGATAAATGGAAAGCTACTGGCAGCTCTATTACCGGCATAAAATCAGGATTTTCAGACCTTGACAATGCAACCCGCGGCTGGCAACCCGGTGACCTGATTATCGTGGCAGCGCGCCCATCCGTAGGCAAAACCGCGTTTGCGCTTAATTTAGTGCGAAATGCGGCCCTCAATGGTGCTGGGGTAGGTGTATGGTCACTTGAAATGAAAGCGCCTTATTTAGCCCTTAGAATGCTTGCAGCGCAATCGGACATAATTTTAGGTAAATTACAGACCGGCAGCCTGACCGAATCCGAATATAAAAAGCTGGCAGAATCCGCTAACAACCTAAGCCGTTTCAATATATTCTTTGATGATGCGAATGCCGTAAATTTACGATCCTTAAAAGCAAAGGCCCGCCGGCTCAAAAAGAAGCATGATATTGGCTTGATAGTTATTGACTACCTTCAGCTTATGCATGGCGAAAGTAAATCTAACCGCGAGCAGGAGATTGCGACAATTAGCCGCGAGCTTAAAAACCTTGCCCAAGAGCTTGAAATACCGATTATTGCCCTCTCCCAGTTAAGCCGGGATGGCGTAAAACATAGCACATGGGACGTACCACCGCCAATATCAGCACTACGGGAATCAGGTGCCATTGAACAGGATGCCGATCTAATCCTTATGCTTTGGGGAGCTAATGATGCCGAGCTGGCTAATGATCAAAGTTATGAAGGTAAAAGGAGGATAAGGATAATGAAGCAGCGGAATGGATCGCTTATGACCTGTGATCTGGACTTTAAAAATGAGATTCAGTTATTTAAAAGCATTGCGGATATTCAAAGAGATGAAATAACTTTTTAACCATAAACCAAAAAACAAATACTATGTTATTTAGAGATCATTTCCAAAATTACAAAGGTTATCAAATACCAAAAGCGCAGTTAATTATTGCAGATATACCTTACAATTTAGGTAATAATGCATATGCCTCAAATCCATCATGGTATAAAGATGGAGACAATTCTAATGGAGAAAGCGAACTTGCCGGCAAATCTTTTTTTGATACTGATGAAGATTTCCGACCTGCCGAATTTATGCACTTTTGCAGTACAATGTTGAGGGCAGAATCAAAAAAGCCTAAAGTTGAGGGCGAAGCACGTCAGAAAAGTGAGGCACCTTGTATGATTATTTTTTGTGCTTTTGATCAGCAAATGTATTTAATTGAACTCGCAAAAAGATATGGGTTAAATAATTACATAAATTTAGTTTTTAGAAAAAACTTCTCTGCTCAGGTATTAAAGGCAAATATGAAAATAGTTGGTAATTGTGAATATGGGTTAGTGCTTTATCGTGATCGCCTTCCAAAATTCAGGAATGAAGGTAAAATGATATTTAATTGTATTGACTGGCCACGAGATACGGAAAATGAAAAACTGCATCCAACACAAAAGCCAGTAGAATTGTTAAAAACTCTGATTAATATTTTTACAGACGAAGGGGATGTCGTTATTGATCCGGTTGCAGGTAGTGGGTCAACATTGATAGCAGCGGAGGCATTAAACAGAAAAGCATTTGGATTTGAAATAAAAAAAGATTTTTTCACAAAAGCAACAAATTGGATAAATCAAGAAAGAATAAAAAGAAAAGAGATAGCAGAATTAGGATTTGCAAAGACAATAATTAGTAAACATACGCCAACATTATTCTAAACACATTGCCGTCTTAATCATTTTAACGGTTAGTAGGTAATTATGATTTAAAGGGGGACGGCAATAACCCGGAAGGCTAAAGGAAGCCAGCAACGGGAGCAAACGTAGCTCGCCTGTAAACTCAGTAAGTTGTAGTAAGTTCGAATCTTAATTCCGGGTCATTTTAAATCTACACCCGATAAGGTATGATGTAAGATTGAATAAGCTATTTCGTACCCGATTAGGTATTATTTTGGTACATATAGTACCGATATAACTTAAAAAGTAAACTTTATGAAAAGTATAGGTCAGCTTCTGCCTTCCGCCTTGTAACTAAACCATTCAGCACTTTGCCAGATGACTTTGTCCATCGCATAAACTCATCACGGATAGTCGTATCATTAGGATTGGCGTTGACTTTTTTAAGCAAAGTACTTTTTGCTAAATTGCCGGCACCTACATTAAAAGCAAAGGATGTAAGCGCACCCAGCATATTTTCATTAATATCAGATTTAACAAGTTTCTTTACTTCTGCCTCAAATTTTTGCACTACAAAAAATAACAGCTTGTCAGCACGATCCAGCGTAATTTTATCGCCTTCCTGCACCTTACTGCCATTCTCATAAAACGTATTACCATAGCCTATTGTCCAAACATTAGCCGGACATAGGTAAGCACGTAGTTTTAACCCCTCAAACTTTCTGATTATCGGTATTCCCTTGTTCATAATCCTTAATAAATTTTAATAGTTTCTTTTGAGCCGCAAATATTACCTTGTAAGCATTCCGCTTAATTACATTCATATCTTCAATCTCCTCCTCATAAGTCCTAAATTCAGCATCGCATATATCTGCAATGGTAGCCAATAACATACATTCAACCTCGATAATCTGCAGCAGCTCATTATCGGCCGGGATAAAGTCAGTATGTATGTTAGCCTCGTCTGTCATAAGATTTTACCTTTATGGATGCGATAATTACGGACATGGAAATCTTTGCCGTTTCCCGATAGTTCAACTATCGCGAATCCATGCGACCACTTATTGATCGGCAAATATGCCGGATTCAATTCGCACAAACATCCCAAACTCCACGTAGTCACAATATCGCCATTCATATTGCTTTCAGTGTGTTCACTTACCGAATGATTATGGCCCTGCATAGCAGAAACCTTGCCCCTCAAAAACAAACCACGCGCCACATTCACCGGACTGAATATTGAATGCCCAAACTCATGACCATGCACAATATTTAAATCATTTGCCTTTATAATACGCTTATCACCGATCAGATCAATGCCCCGCTCATTTAATCCCAAAAGATGCTGTAATTCAAATTCCTGTACGCCTAATAGCTCTGGAGCTTTGGCCATAAGGTAATGCTGGTATCTCTCCTCATGGTTCCCGATCTTATAGTAAATCTTTGCACCAAACTGACTAAGCACATCCAA